GAGCTTGCTATTAACTATTACGATGGTAAGTTGTTCTACAAAGACAACTCTGGTACTGTTCAGACAATGGCGACCAGTGGTATTGGTAATAACCTAACCTATTCATCCACCAACACAACATTTTTGTTCAACAGTACAGGTTCTGCTCAGCTACCTACTGGAACGACAGCGCAAAGACCTGCTACGCCTGCAACAGCGATGCTTAGGTATAACACTAGCCTGAGTCAGTTTGAAGGCTATAACGGCACTGTATGGGGCGGTATTGGTGGTGGATTGGCAGGAGGAGCAATTAGCACCAATACAACTACAGCTACAGTAAGCTCAACAATTCCAAGCGGTACAAACGGATTCTCGGTTGGACCCATAACAATCAATAGCGGTGTGACAATCACAGTTGCTAGTGGACAAAGGTGGTTAATACTATGAGTTCAAATATTATTCTTGCTGATAACGGTGTATCTAGCGGTACTGCGGGTATTAAAGAGTCTGGTGGATCAGATGGTACGCTACTTTTACAAACCACTACATCAGGTGGTACGCCTACTACTGCGGTAACAATAGATGCTAATCAAAACGTAGGTGTAGGGGTTACTCCTAGTAGTTGGAGTGGGGTTAAAGCGATTGAAGTTTATGGTCTTGGAAGCGCTTTAGTTAGTGGTGGCAACAACGATATTGAGTTAGTTTCAAATGCTTACTACAATGGTAGTTGGAAATATGCGGCAACTGGTGCGGCGGCTCACTACTATCAATCGTCTGGCGTGCATTATTGGCGCATTGCTAATTCTGGTTCAACTGGTGGAACAGTATCATTCACCCAAGCAATGACACTAGATAATAGTGGGTATTTATATTTAAACACTACAAGTAAATTAGCTGGTGGAACAACTAGCCAATTACAAATAAATTCGTCTGCTGGATTAACAAATAGCACTTGTGCAGTAATGCAGGATGGAGGAACAACTTATTCATCTAGTGCACAATATATATTGTTTTCAAATTCATCTGGGGCTACCGCAGGATATATTTACCATTCATCTTCTACGGCAGTAGCATTTACACAAACATCAGACAAAAGATTAAAAACTGATAACGGTGTTGTTACAGATGTTTCTTATTTAGACAAAACCATTGTTCATGATTTTACTTGGACAGAATGTGGAACTAAAGATAGAGGTGTTTTTGCTCAAGATGAATACGAAAACAACCCCAGAAATGTTCAAGCTGGAAAAGATGATTTAACAGAAGATGGACATATAAAAAATCCGTGGACTGTAAATTACACAGGATATATTCCTGATTTAATTGTTTACTGCCAACAACTTAAAAAGCAAGTAACAGAACTATCAGCAAAAGTAACAGCTCTCGAAGCTAAAGTTGGAGTTTAATCATGTCCTACGGTACTCTTAACATAGATACGATAACAGGAAGTGGCGCAAGTAGCGTCATTGTCAATAATGGTACGAATAATGTGGCAGGGTTTACTACTGGTAACAATATACAATTGCTACAAAATGGTGGTGGCATAGTATTTAGTAATTCATCTGCGACTACTAACTCAACCCTTAACGATTATGAGACAGGGACTTGGACACCGACTGACGGTAGTGGCGCAGGATTAACTTTTACAATTAATAACTCAACTTACACAAAAATAGGAAATACTGTCTTTATTGAATTAGATATTACTTATCCATCAAATAGTAATGGAACTAATGCAGCTATAAATGGTCTTCCTTTTACTGTTAATGTATCTGGAAGTTGGATACCGGGCTACAACACTTTAGGAACTTTAAATACTTGGTGGTTTAGTGGCGGTACATCACAAATTGCTTGTTATACGTCAACAAATGCAAACTTAAGTGCAAAACGTATGATTGGCGGCGGTTTTTATCGAGCAAACTTCTAAGGGAAAAATATGACACTCGCATCAAACACAATCATCGACAAAACAGAAGTTTTACAAGATGGCACTATTCAAGTACGCCAAGCAGAAATCATCACCAAAGACGGTGTAGAGATTGCCCGTAACTTTCACAGATGGGTAAGACATCCAGGCAATACTGCTGCTCAATTTGACCCTGCTCCAGTACCAGCTATTGCTAGTGCGGTATGGACGCAAGAAGTAATTGCAGCGTATGAAGCTGCTGTGGCTGCTCAGAAACAACCGGGGGCTTAATTATGTCCATCATTCTTGACGGAACTTTGGGGATTACAAGCGTAACTGGCGCAGCTTCCTTAACTGCTGCTGGTCCCGCGTTTAGTGCATATTCAACGTCTGCTCAAACATTGTCAAATGGTTCAACTACAAAAGTTACATTAAACAATACGACTTTTGACACCAATTCAAATTTTGACAAAACTACAAATTACAGATTTACGCCAACAGTAGCTGGGTATTATCAAATAAATGCGTGTATGTCAGTAACTTCAAATTTGTCAACAACAAGCATTGCGCCAATTATTTATAAGAACGGAAGTATTTATAAAATTGGTTCAAATACTCCTGGAACTAGCTCTGGCTATCCCTATGCTAACGTTTCTGATATTGTCTACTGTAATGGTTCTAGTGATTACATTGAATTGTACTTAAGTGTAACTTCTGTAAGTAACGTAACTACAAACGCAAATTTAAACGCTTGTTATATGAGCGGTGCAATGGTAAGGAGTGCTTAATGGCTTTATACGACCAAATAATTGCAATTTATCCTGCTTTGACACAAATTGATTTTGACCCTACGCACGGAACTATTCATCTACAAAACGATAGTGACGGAAAAGGTGACTACATAAAGTCATGGACAAACAGCAACCCACAACCAACGGAAGCCCAGTTACAGGCTACTGGTAAATGAACCAACTCACCACACTCTTAAAAGACAAGCACGTTCTTTGGGCGTTGTTTATTGCGGTGCTGTCCGTATGAAGATACCATTAACTCAAGAAAAAGCACTTGATGTATTTGAATACAGAGAGGGTGCTTTATATTGGAAAAAAGTTAATCCGCAATGCAAAATAGTTAAAGTTGGCGATGAAGCAGGTATGGTTGCAACATTAAAGGGTGATAAATACAGAAGATTATCTATTGATGGTTATCATTACTTAACTCATAGAGTTATTTATTTAATGCATTATGGGTATATGCCAAAAGTACTTGATCACATTGATGGCAATTCTTTAAATAACAGAATAGAAAACCTTAGACCTGCATCATTATCGGAAAATTCATTAAATTCAAAAGCAAAAAATACCAATACATCAGGAATGAAAAATGTTTATTGGAATAAAAATGAAAAAAAATGGGTTGTTAAGCTTTTTATAAAAGGAAAATCCAATTTTTTTGGTTATTTCAAAGATAAAGAATTAGCTGAATTAGTTGCAATAGAAGCTAGAGATAAGTTTCATGGTAAATTTGCTTGTGAAAGGATATAAGATGAATCAATTAATAGTTGCTTTAAAAACAAAAAGTGTTCAATGGGCTATTGTTATAGCTATTTTGTCGATTTTGCAGGGCTTCGTCATGGAGCTATCCCTAACCCCTATCCACCAAATGTTAGCGGGTATGGTTATATCTGTGGTCGTGGTGTTGCTGAGGGTTATAGAAACTCCAAGTTAATGTACACTAATCCCTATAACAAATAGGAGAGCGGTATGGATAACTTGGACATGGCTTTGCATTTTGCTACTGCGATATACAGTATCTCAAAGACGGAGTTTTTGGACGGTGCGTTGACGGTATTTGATGAGGCGATAGCAAGGAGTACATCGGAAGTAAACGAGTTGTATCCAGTCAAGATGACGGATAACTTGTATATGGATGAGCGAATCAGAGACTTGGCGAGTTACATAACCACCACAGCCTGGAACATTTTGAATTCCCAAGGCTACAAGATGGATGATAAGGTTACTTATTTCACATCTATGTGGGGGCAGGAGCACTACAAGTTCTCAGGGATGGATGATCATGTTCATGGGGATGGGAATCAGATTGTTGGGTTTTACTTCCTCAATGAGCCAGAGAATGCGTCAAGCATTGTGCTTGATGATGAGAGACAAGGGAAGATACTAACTCAGTTGCCACAGGCTGATCCAAATGTGGTGAGTTATGCGACACACAAGCTACTGTTCCCCATTAAGAAGGGGACTTTGTTCTTTACAAATGCTTGGGTACCGCACAGCTTTACCAGACACGGGGGTACTGAGCCACTGAAGTTCATACACTTCAACATTGGGGTGCAACAGCAAGCGCCAGTAATTGTATGAAGTATCTAGTGCGGTTTAACAAGTCCAGGGGTATGCCAGGACGGGGAACGGTAGATCACGTTTGGCGAGTGTTTGAGGGGTATCAGGAGTACATCTGCAAGCACGTAGAGATCAACGTACCGTGCAAGGGTGAGAAGACTGGAGAGGATTGGAGTATGGTGTGCTACGGTGTCATGAAACTGGACAAAAGCACTTCTACAATAACGATTGAAGCGGAAACCGTCACCGCCCCTTTGACGGACAATAAATAGGATGACACATGGAAACTTTAAAGCTAGATTTACTGGAAGGCGAGATCAGAGACATCATCAATGTTTTAGGTCAATTGCCAACGAGTTCGAATGCCTGGCCCCTCACGCAAAAGATCATTGGACAACTCCAAGCTCAATTACCACCACCTGCTGAAGCACCTGCCGAAGCACCAACCAACTAAGAGGTTAATATGCAGTTTCTCAAGGACATCCGCGAACACCACCTAAAAGACTTTGAAACTGAGGCTATGGACGAGATCCATAGGTTTATGGAGTTTCTTGAGAAACGCTACGCTCCACCATCGGACGCTGTGCCTGGTCCAAACCCAGAGCCAGTTGGCGTAGAAACAACACCCATGCCCCTTATTCCTGATAATGAAACACCTGCTACATCTGATCCCGTGGTTGCTGATCCTGTTCCTGTGGATTCTGCCGATACTGTTGCAGATACCGAGGATGCACCCATAAAAGATACAGAAGAGCCTTCTGCGGTCGTTGTAGAGGCTACTGAGGCTTCTGCTACTGTTACCACCACTGAAGTCTCTATGATTGATTCTGTGGCTCCTTCAGCATTTACCTGCCAACCAATAGGTGAGTCAAATGTCTGAGAAGTGGATACAAAATGCAATCAAAAAACCAGGTTCCCTTAGAGCCAAGCTCAAAGTCCCCGAAGGAAAAAACATCCCCGCCAAGAAGTTGGCGATCAAGCCCAACGATTCAACCAAAACCAAGCGCCAGAAGAACCTGGCTAAAACACTAAGGGGTTTTGACTGATGGACGCCGACATAGACAAACGGTTGGCGGTTCATGAGGCTATCTGTGCTGAGCGGTATAGGGAGATTCAAACCTCTCTATCCATCGGTGAAAAGCGTATGACCAAGATTGAGTATCTGCTCTACGGGGTCATTCTCTGTATCCTCCTTGGTCCAGGCGTCGCCGCCGAGTTCATAAAGAAGATCTTCGGGATTTAGAAAATTGACCCGTTCACCCTCATCGCCGCCGCCAACGTCGCCTTCAAGGCAATCAAGCAAGGCTGTGAGTTGTTCAGAGAAGGACAAGCACTGGTTAAAGACGTTGTCAAGACAGCTAACGAGGTCAAGGCGATTGGCAAAGAAGTCGGTGGCATACTCGGTTTTTTCAAGAATCTGTTTGCTTCTGACAAACCCAAAACACTAGCTGACATTCACCCAAAGAGTGATTTTCAAAAAGAAAAACGCAAGAAAGATGCAAAAAAGGCTGAGGAATTTGATCCAACAGCACTTTACGCAGAGATTGGTAAGAATTTGACAGCGTTCTTTAAAGCGTACAACGCCCTCAAGAACCATGTGGCTGAGGAAGAGATGTTGTCCAAGACGGTGTATGACCCAACTGGTGACCAGGCTGAAAAAGCAATCAACCGAGTGTTGGCGATGACCCGAATGGAGGAGATGCAAGTAGAACTAAGGGAGTATATGGTTTACCACGTGCCACCAGAATTAAAAGATTTGTATACACGTGTGAATCAAATGCTAGGCACAATTGCCAATGAGCAGGCTATTGCAAGGCAGGCGCAGTTCAAGAAAAGACGGCAACTAGAGGCTGAGAAGCGGGAATTTGACGAGAAGCTCTGGTTCAGGACAGCTTCAGCGATAGCGGTGGCATTTGTGGCAACATACTTCGTGGGTCTGATGTGGGCAATAAATCGAGTGAGTCATGGCAGTATGTGATCATCATTATTGTGTTGGCGTTTTTGTTCGTTCTAGTTTTGCCAGTGCTTGGGTTTTTGTACATGGAGATTCATCAAGACAGAATCATCATGGAGTCCAACATCAAGCGGATTGAGAAGCTCAAGAAAGAGTTGGAACTGCAAAAGGAAAAAAGTGAATGAAAAGATGCGTTTTATTGATTTTTTTATTAGCGGGGTGCCACGATCAGTACCGCTATTTTTGCCAAGACCCTGACAACTTCGGTGCGGCTCAGTGTCAGCATCCCCGTTGTGAGTTCACTCAAGACTGCCCAGAATACCTCGTAGCCCCTGTATTGGAGAAGAAAATTGAAGGAAATCCTGCTACTCCTGCTAACCCCCAACCCCAACAAGGAACGGCTAACTGCCGATGAGATAGAAGCCCGTACCAGGTCTTTTGTTATCGTTGTGGTGACTCTCATACTATTTTTTATAGTAGTTACCCTAATCTATAGCGTGATGTTTGTATCTCAGCCAATCAAGGCTATGGCGCCTATTGACCAAGCCTTTACCAAGATGCTGAATGACATCGTCCTGCTCATCGTAGGCGGTATTGGCGGGATCATGACCAAAGGGCTGACCAACGAGGCTACAGCCATGATGAACAACGTCAAGAGCGGTAAGGATGCCTACGTAGCACCTCCAGTCAAGGAGATCACCTACGTGTCCTCTGGAGGCGGTTCTAGCGGTTCTACAGCGGGTTGGACACCTCCACCCCCTCCTAGCTCACCACCCGTCCTAGAAGACGAGGAAGAGCGCTTGAGAATGGCTCACGCAAGGAACAGCACCAATGCTTAATCTTTTAAATCCTTATGTATCTTTTGCACTATTTTTGTTTATTGTTGGTGTTGGTGGTTATGAGCACCATGCAGGCTACCAGGCACGGGTTAAAGAAGATGAAGCGGAAATTGCAAGACTTAACGGAGAAGCTCGTGCCGCAGAAGCCGAGTATGCTAAAAAACTGGCTGTTGCTACAACGGCTCTTAGAAAGGCGAAAAATGATGTTCAAACCAAGAAATCTAGTCTTATTGCTGACGCTGACTCTGGCAAGTTGCGGTTACCTAAAGCCACCTGTGGTTTACAAACCGATCCAGGTTCCTCCGCTCAACCAGGAAATACAGCCAATGAATCCGAATCTGAGCGACAGACTGTCAAAGAGCTTGTCAACATCGCCTCAGACGGAGACACAGCCATCATCTCCCTCAACGCCTGCATCAAGCAGTACAACGAAGTAAGAGAACTGGTCAATAAGGGGGTGAAATGATTACTGCTGACCAACTACACCAACTCGGTATCGGTGCTGAATGGGTTGATCCACTGAACGCTACCTTTGCCAAATTCGGACTGGATGACGTTAAGAAACAAGCCGCATTTATTGGTCAATGTACCGAGGAATGTGGGCACTTTACCAAGCTAGAAGAGAACCTGAACTACAGAGCACCCACGCTTGAGAAGCTCTTTGGGCACAAGTTTAAACCTGGTGAGGTAGAGCTTTACGCAGGCAACGCTCAGAAGATTGCCAACAGAATCTATTCCAACCGCATGGGCAACAGAGATGAGGCTTCTGGCGACGGATGGAAGTACCGTGGGCGTGGATGTATCCAGTTGACGGGTCACGATAACTACTGGCACTTTGGGCAATCTGTTGGGCAGGATTTTGTCAGCAATCCAGACCCAGTTGGTCATCCGATGTACGCCGCTATGAGTGCGGGATGGTTTTGGAAGACCCACGGATGTAACGAGATAGCTGAGCGCGAAGATTGGGTGGCTCTCACCAAGCGAGTTAATGGTGGCGACTTCGGTTTGCAGGATCGGATTAACTTCACTCAGAAAGCATTGAAGGTACTGGGGTGACATTTGCCCCGATACTATCTAAAATAGGCGTATATTAGGGGGCTTAATGACCATTTCATCCATAACTCCAACTGCCAGTTGGGTAATGACGTATGACAATCTCGTAAGTGCTGTTTATCAGTACTTGGAGAGGAGCGACACCGCCGTCGTTAATCAAGTTCCCGTGGCTATCTCTCTGTGTGAGTTTGAAATAGCTCAAGAGATTAAAACTTTAGGTCAACTACAAGTTGCTCAAAGTACTTTAAGTGTTGGCAATCCAGTAATTCCTAAGCCTGCTCGTTGGCGTAAAACCGTATCTATGAAGTATACGGATGCAAGCGGTAATAAACAGCCAATCTATCTGCGTAAGTACGAATATTTAACGTCTTACTGGTCTAACAACACAAACACAGCCGCACCCGTTTATTACGCTGACTACGATTACGACCACTGGTATTTAGCCCCGACACCAGACCAAGCCTATCAGTTTGAAGTATTGTTCTATGAGCGCATACTGCCTCTGTCAAGCACAAATCAGACTAACTGGCTAACCCAAAACGCTCCAAATGCGATGCTTTTTGGAACACTGCTACAGATGATGCCATTCTTGAAGAACGATACCAGAGTGCCTGTTTGGCAGGAAATGTTTAATAAATCCCTTCAATCACTTAAAGTCGAAGATGAACTCCGTATTGGGGATCGCCAGGCTATCGCTAAGGATTCTTGATGACTACATATACCGATCCGTTTACAGGTCAGACAATCTCCCCCTCGCAAACGGGGTATGAGGCGATCACGCTGAGTGGAGCGCCAGGGGCTATCACGTACTTAAACTGGCCCATCAACGGTACGACCTCCACCAATGTTGCCGCCAACATCATGGAGATTACAGCGACAACTACGGGTCAGATCGTAGCGATGCCACCCGCCGCTCAGGTATCGGTTGGTCAAGCTGTGATTATCCGTAACGTCGGTACTTCTGGTCAGTTTTCTTTTACTGTCACTGATTACACTGGAAATACGATTATCAGTATTCCAGTTGCACCAACAACATCGACAGTAAACACTTATTACATTTACGTCACCAATAACACCACAACAGCGGGTACATGGGGCAATATTGCGATGGGTGTGGGTACGTCCTCAGCCAGTGCTTCAACGCTTGCAGGGTACGGTTTAACAGCTATTGGAAGCACTTTAAACACAGCCTACCCAGTTACCAATCTGTACACTGGATCTACACTAAACGCCAACAGCAGGGCAAGCTTTTATGTTTGGTCAGCAGGTGTTGGAACAATTACCCTACCAAGCTCCTCAGTTGTTGGAAATAACTGGTTTGCTGTTGTCAAGAACAACGGTACAGGTATTGTGACCATATCGCCAATTGGATCAGATACGATTGATGGCAACGCTAACCAACAGTTACAGTTAACTGAGTCACTGGTTATTGTCTCCAACGGATCTACTGGGTTTAACACCTTTGCCTATGGTCGCTCCAATAGCTTTGCTTATACACAGCTTGCTTTGTCACTGGGTGGGTTATCCACACCTTATACATATACACTGTCTTCCGCTCAGGCATCCAATACGATTCAGAACTATACGGGTGCTTTAAACGGCAATACGACTGTATATGTGCCTGCAACGGTTCAGCTTTATGCTATTAGCAACAATACTACTGGGTCTTATACCTTAACCATATCTACAGGCGTATCTGGCGGGGCTACAGCGGTTATTAGCGCCAATACGACAGTGATGTTGATCTGTGATGGTAAGAATGTCTACAACGCCAACAGCTTAGCGTTTAGCAGTGCCAGTACGATTACGTTCGCCGCGGGTAGCGCATCTGCCCCGTCTATTAACTTTTTTGGTAATACAACGACTGGTTTATATCTACCGTCAAGTAATACGATTGGATTTACCTCTGGTGGTGCAAGTATTGGATCAGCCAGTTCTACGGGTTGGCAACTGACAGCAGGCGTAGTTGGGGGTGCGTTTTGACCTTAAAAGTCGCATTATTAGCTATCAAGGCAGGCGTCCAAAGGGATGGGACTCAGTTCGCCGCTCCAAGCTATGTGGACGGCAAATGGGTGAGATTTCAGCGTGGATTACCCAGAAAGATGGGTGGCTACAACGCTATATTCTTAAACGCACCAAACATCTCTCGCGGGATGGTCATGCAATCCCAAAACGGAATTAACTACGTTTACTCTGGGGATAGCTCATCTCTCAATGGATGGCAAACCAATAACAATGGTGGTGTGGGGTTTGGACCTACCGCCATTACCCTGAACAACTTTACAGCTAATGCCAATAACTTATGGCAGTTTGACCTAGGCTTTGATCCTAACGGTACTGGTGTACTTAACCTGATTGCTCATCCTGGTCAAAACTTAAGCAATATTGACAACACAATCAATACACCCGTTTTAACTGGTACGTTCCCCTATTCAGCGCTTAGCCAAGTGGGTGTGTTTACGGCTACTGGAACGCCTGGAACACCCAACGCCTATACGATTGTTATCAGTTCATCAAATTACCTTATTGGCGTTAATCAGACGGTTACGGGCACTGGGGTAGCGGCGAGTACTGTTGTGACTGCTGTGACTGTAGCCTCTGGAACAACCACGGTTACTGTAAACAATGCGATTACAGGGTCGTCATCTACTACTTTTACCTTTAACAATAACATCTCTGTAAGTGGTGGGGCGTGTATGCTCTATCCCTACTTATTTGTTTACGGTAACAACGGACTTATCCAGAACTGTTCAGCAGGAAACTTCAATAACTGGGTTTCTAGCGACGCCAACGCCAACAACGTATCTGGAACCAAAGTGGTCAAGGGAATGCCTCTACGGGGCGGTACAACGTCGCCTGCGGGGCTTTTTTGGTCTTTGGATCAGTTGACCAGGGTGACCTATTCTCCGCAGACTGTAGGCACTTCTACGCTGTACTGGCGCTACGATATTATCTCCACCTCCACCACCATCATGTCTTCTAGCTCAGTGGTTGAGTATGACGGCATTTATTACTGGTGCGGTGTGGATAGATTCTTTGCCTATAACGGTGTGGTTCAGGAAATACCCAATACGGTTAACCTTAACTACTTCTTTGATAACGTCAACTTTGCTCAAAGGCAAAAGGTTTGGGCGACCAAGATTACCCGTTGGGGTGAGATTTGGTGGTTCTATCCTAGAGGTACAGCGACCGAGTGTAATGATGCAATTATCTACAACGTGCGTGAACAGATTTGGTACGACGCAGGGCAGGCTATGGGCGCTCAGAGGTCGGCAGGCGTGTTCTCTGAGGTGTTCCAGTACCCTATATTTGCAGGCAATACCCCATCTGGGTACGAAGTTATAGCCCAGACAATCATCAGCCCTGGATCTGGATACGCTGTAGGTGATGTGATTACGATCAGTGGTGGTACTGGTAGCCCTGCTGTATTTAGCGTTACGTCTGTATCAGGCGGTACTGTAACTGGTTTGAGTATTCAAAGCGGAGGCTCTTATACAACGGTATTGAGCGGTACTTTGAGCACCATAGCTAGGTCACCCTCTGGTGGTACTGGTTTGACGATTACAGTCAATATGAGCCAGTTTTACAACCTTTGGCAACATGAGACGGGCAAGGATCAGATCTTCTTGACTAATGTGGACGCTATAGATTCTTATTTTGAAACCAACTCACTTGGATGGGTCGGGGGTGGACTGGGTCAGCAACAACTGATTAACGACAACAAGTGGATCAGACTAGAGCGGTTTGAACCAGACTTTGTACAATCGGGTCAGATGTATTTGATTGTGACGGGTAAGGGTTATGCAGATGGTGTGGATAACCCATCTACGCCGTACACCTTTGATCCTACGACACTCAAGATTGACATGAAAGAGCAAAGGCGTGAGATGAGGCTCAGAATCGGTAGCAACACTTATAACGGCGATTATCAGTTGGGTAATTGCATTATGAGCGTTGACTTAGGTGACGAGCGTGGAACGGGTAGCCCATAATGACCACCACCTATGATCCTCGTGGAGTAAGTTGGGATTTATGGTGCGCCTCAATGGCTCAACAGTTTGCATCTAACCAACTGGGTACGGTTCCAGAGGACAAATGGAAAGACTGGGCGTCAGGTATGCAAGGAATTGGATACTTTGTTCAAAGCGGAATACCTGATCCAAGAGGGTATGACGATTGGCGAGAGTGGGCGAAACATGTGGTAGGGATAATGACCATATCACAGAACCAACAAAGCGTGTATTAATATGAAACCATCACAAGTAATAGCGGCTTCCGCAGTCAGACACAACATTGATCCGCAGGTGGCACTTGATTCGATTGCCAAAGGTTTGGCTAGTCATACCATGCTCTCTTTCCATAAGGGGCAGTCTGTTTTGGTGGCTAAGTTGCTAGGTCAAGGTGCTTGTGAGATTTTCTTATTTACGGTTGATAGCCCACTTTCTTTGGCTCACTCCGCTAAATTCTTTATTCAGCAGTTGCGTAACTCTGATTTGCACGTGGCTTATATAAAGAATACGCCTGATGGACTCGTTAAGTTAATGAAGCTTTTGGGTGAAAACCCAACTCCATCCGATAGACCCGATTACACATGGATGCTTACAAGAATATGAGAAAAATTCATTTATTTGATATTCCACTTTACCATCCAGACGGGTTTAAGCACGTTGGGGATAGAAAGATTCGTCTGTACGACCCAGTAGATGCTGTGGTTGCAACAGAAGCAGTTGGTGGAGGTGGTGCGGCGGCGGCTGATGCGGCTTTAACAGAAGCGGCAGGAGCTACTACGCTTGCAGACGGTACTGTAGTCACAGCAGGTGGAACTACGCTTCCCGCGGCAACAGCGGCAGGAACAACAGCGGCGGGCGCTACGGCGGCAACAGACGCGGCAACTACAGTTGATGGACTTACTACCTCTGCTAATCAGATTGCCCCTTTAAATGCCCCTCCTACTACTCCTACGGTAAGTTCTTTTCAAGCAACGCCTTGGAGTTCATCTAGCGGTATTCAAGGTCTTGGTGGTTTAACGAGCACTCCCGCCGCAGGTATGTTTGATCCTTTGGCTTATCAAACGCCTGCTCAAATAGCTTCTGGCGTTGCCCAAGGTTCATCTGTTTTCACGCCTACAGCCGCTGATTTGGTTGAGGGCGCGGCTCCAACGGTTGCAGGCGGTAATGCGGCGCTTAGCGCACAAATCGTTCCATCTGCGACAGACGTTATTAGCACTGTTAATAATTTTGATGGAACAGCTACACAACTACTTAGAGACGGTACTGAGGTGACTGTTGATGCCAGTTTGGCAAGCAAACCTGCGGTTGATGCCGCCGCTACGAATTGGGGACCGTTAAAAAACATTGCAATAAATAAAGGCGTTAACGCATTAGGTAATGCTTTAATGGGAAATCCCACACAGCCAAGAAGTTCTGGTAGTGCAACCCCTCAACCTCAAAACGTAACGTATAACCAAACTCCTAGTACGCCACTGAGCATAACACCTTTGTTTACTGGTTCTGCAAATAGTTCAGGTAACTTTTTAGCCCCACTTAATTCAATGAATATGTCTCCTATTCAGATGAATTCTTTGTACACCCCATCTGGACTTGGACAGACAACAACTCCTAATATGATTATGGCGTCTGCTCAGCCAAGTGGTGGTGTTTTCCCCTCATACCAAAGATACTACAAGGAAGGTGGATCAACCCATGAACACAAGCCTGAATTCATGACTGGGGTTACTGGACACTACGCTCAGGGGCGCGGTACGGGTCAATCAGACGACATTCCTGCGGTTTTAAAGGACGGCGACTACGTGATGGACGCTGATATTGTTGCGGCGCTTGGAGACGGTTCTAACAAGGCAGGAGCTGAGGCTTTGCATCACTTTATGCACCAATTTCCTCATAAGCACTATGAGAACCACTCAGAAGGCGGTCACATCAATGCGATGATTGCTGACGGGGAGTTTGTATTCCCTGCATCTTTGGTGACGGCTCTGGGCGGTGGATCTAATAAAGAAGGTGCAAAGAAGCTTGACGAGATGCGCGAGAAGATTCGTGAGCACAAAAGATCAGCATCTGCAAATAAAATCCCACCAAAGGCTAAAAGCCCTTTGTCATATATGGAAGGTAAATAATGGCACTCTCAACTCTTAATCCCGCACCGCAGTGCTTAGGTCAAGCCAGTGGGGCAACAGCAAGTTCAGCCTTACAAGGCGGTGCTTTAGCGCCTATCACAACGACTCAGAAGACAGCGCAAAGTGCCCCTGGGTTCTATATGTGCTACCTCAATACCCTAGCTACTCAGGCTCAGGCGGGTGCAAGATCAGCATGTGCGGCGGGTCCAATCCAAGCCCAAGCGCTTCAAAATCAAGCTTATTGCGTAGCGGCTAAAAATGCAGGCTCTTATCAGCCAGGCATTAATGCGGCGACAAGTACAGCAAACAAAGCCGCAGGCGCTTGCATATCGCAAATGGCTCAGGGTTACATGAACCCATACACCAAATGTGTGGTTAATGCAATTGGAAACTTGGGTCAGGCAAACATTGCTCAAAACCTTGCTCCCCAAGCTACAGCAGGTATCGTAGGAAGTGGTCAATTTGGCTCACAAAGGGGTGCAGGAGCGCTTGGACAAGTGATAGCTAACGCTGACCTAGGCATTACTGGTCAACAGGCTTGTGCGCTTAAGACAGGATACGGTCAAGCTCTTTGCGCGGCTAACAAGCAAGTTAACAACATGCTCAATGCAGGTAAGCTTCAGGCTTGCGTGGCAAGTACTCAGTCTGGACTGGGTATCAACTGTGCTAAAACTTTGGCGGCTCTTGGTCAGTGTCAATATACAGTTGCTCAGAATAAAGCGCTTTATCCACTGTCTGTGGCAAAAGCAGAATCTTGTGTGCTCAAAGGCTACTCAGTACCGATGGCTACAAGCTGTATCAAGACTGCTCCAATACCTGGCGCATACGCTACATCACCGCTTTCACAGGTCGCAGGTCTTGGATCTCTTGCTTCTGGAGTACTTGGAAAATGTGGTATTTCTTCTCTTTCAAATTGGTTTAGTGGTAATCCAACTAGACCATCTACTGTTGGAAGTGATTATTCTTATGATGCGTCTACTGGAACTTGGCAATCTCCTAACTCCAGTACGGTATACAAAGAGAATGGTACTGTTTCAATTCCAACTGATAATGGTCAAACCGTTGTGCAAAATCCTGGACCATTGACCGATGCAAACGGTAATCCAATTCCGTCCTGCTAATAATTAAGGAATAACATGGCATTAGAAAAACCATTATCAAGCGATTCAAGTACTTCTGACATTAGCGCTCCATTATCAAGTATTGGTGGAAGATCACAACAGCAGGCTATGTACGATAAGCAAATGGCTGATCTTGATGCTTTGCTTCAAGAAAAAGGCAGTCGTACTCCTTGGTTCAAGATTGCTCAAGGCTTCTTAGCTCCCACAAAGACTGGCTCATTTGGTGAGTCTTTGGGTAATGCCGCAGGTGCTATGGGTGAATACCAAGCTGAGCAAGAAAAGAATCAAATACCCTTGGCTCAAGCTAGGCTTGGTTTACTGCAAAGCAGAATGACAGCGCAAAAAGAAGCTGATGTTAAGGCTTTGTTGCCAAACTTATACACGACCGCTAAAGACAGTTCAGGTGTAGAGAAGTATGTCTTTAATCCTGAAGTCGCACAGCGATTAGGTGCTGTAACTGGTGATCAAAAGTATTTAGCTATGATTCCAGAAGAGACGCGCAAAAATCAAATACAAACAGCTAGAGATAGTTTATTTAAGAATCCTGACGGAACACCAGGCTTTAACAAGCAGGCATCTGCCCAGTTGTACAGTCTTGATCCTAAAGAATTGCTTGAGACAGCTAAGAGCGCCCCAGATCTTCGTAGGCTCGGTTTATTGCCGACCACGGGTGCTGAGGGTACGCCTTTTGATGCGTTGGCTATTACCTTAGAGGGACCGTTTAAAGATCAGGCTATATT